TTATATTATAACCAACAATCATTTAGGTAAATAAAGTAAAAATAAAAAGTCCTAAAATAGATTATTCGGTATCTTTATGTAGTCCAGAAAAACCATTATACGCAAATAATAGTTGCCACACATTAGAAGACAATGTGGTAGATATCTCGTGTAATAAAGACTATCCTTATGTTTGGAATGGTTTGTGTGTAAATTATGATACTTATATGAAAAATATGAATTCTAGTTGTACTAAAGAAAAACCTTATAAATATAATAACAACTGTTATGATACGATTGAATACGCTGAATCTACCGAATTTATATTAGATTATTCACAAAACGATGTATGCTTTTTAAAGGACAACCCAATAGGTATATCGTGTGAAGATTTATATGGTGTGAGTGATTTAGATACAAATATGTTATATAATCCTATTACCAATAATTATATTGGTCAACTAAACCATGGAGATTATAAAACAAACGATTGTTCAGGAATGCTTACACAATGTATGAATAAATTTCCATATGAAAAAAATGACCAAGGTGAATATGTAATGCCTATGACCAATGACTATACGATACAAAAAGACAACATACCAGAGTATCCGACACCACTACCCTACAAAGAGCCACCTATATCAAAATATATCAAACCATATAATAGCAATCTACAATCTAATCTATGGATACAATGTAAACATGATTATAGTAAAATTCCACAAGAAAATATGTGTCCAAAAGAATTGCCCATTTGCGAGGGTTCGGTAAAAGATACCCAATTAGGAGTATGCAAAGATAGTTTAGACTCTACCACCGATACATTAACTTCGTATAATGTAAACCAATTGAGTTGTAAACATGATTACGGAACTATACCCAAACCAGATATGTGTCCATACAATTTACCCTATTGTGAAGATAGTGTATGTAAAGAAAGTAGTTTATTTTATAATCGTTAATTCTTGTTCATTTTGTAGGGTTTACCATTATAAATCATTTGTTTATTGATTACATTATAACTAATCAGTTTTTTATCTTTTTGTATATAAGCTTCCTGAGGTTTTGTCTCGTTGTACAAAATTGGAATTTTTTTACCGTCTACCTCGATAAAATAATTCATAAACTCTTTATTTCGTTTTTGTTTTTGTTGCGGTTCCTTTTTGTAATCCAATTCATAGACTCTATTTCGTTTTTCTTTGTTTGGAAATTTAAAACATTTATTGGGAGATACACAATCAATCGCACTTTCTTTTAAAGTATTCAAAAAAGATTCTGACAACATATGTTTTTCATTCATAATTTTATACAGAAATTCGTCGGTAGATATCATTTTATTATCATCTTTTAACTCGCTTATGTATATATGTACTTGGACGTCTTGTTCTTCTTTTGGTAATCGACTATGACTACAAATTCTCCTTGCCCTACCAATCACTTGTTCTATTCGAACATAATGCCAATAAGGTTCGGTAATATGAACCATTCGAGTATTTTGTAAATCAATCCCTTCGGCACCAGATGCTGTAATCATCAATAAATTAATTATGTCTCCACGTATATTATCTAATTCATCTAAATTATACAATGTTTTCAAATCATCAATCATATAAGAAGGCAATTTATTAAAATCACTATTGTAAATGTTACGAATATATTCTTTGACTTCTTTTTCTTCTGTCCCTGTATATAAAGTAAATACATGTAGTTTATTGTAGGTATAACCTGGAAGTCCGTGAAGTTCAATTTTAAACCGATTACCTACCTTTTTTATTTCTAATTGTTTGAAACCTTGATATTTCAACATCAAAGACATCATTTCTATACCTTCAATTCGTCGGAAACCACTATAAAGTAGTTGACATTTATTCAAATTATTCAAAATATTATCTAGTATTTTATGAAATTTTGGACTATATTTTTGTAATCCACCTTCTACATCGGTTTGTTCAAAAATAGCTACTTTATTGAGTTCATTATAAAAATAATTTTGACGATTCGCCACAATCTGTGAAATGAATCGTTTTATATTAGTATCGTAAGTGGTATCTTCTACAATAAGGTCTCCGTCTTCTTCGATTCCGTGTGCGTCTTGAATACGTTCTTCCTTATTTGCATAATCGAAATCTTTTTCAGTTTTTATACTCATAGTAGGGAAAGGTCGTGGTATTTTTTCATCAAATACAAAATTACATGCTGCGCGAGTAAATACTTTATAACTACCTTCGCTTTTTGCGTCGCTTTTTTTAGTAGACTCCTTTTGTTTGTAAATATCATATTGTTTTTTCTGATGCGAACTCATAGGTATATTTTCTACCACAATATCCAATAATCGAGGCATAAGAGATGTTTTGTCTCCCAAATAAGAAATTAATCCGGCAATACGGGTTTGAAAAAATTCTTTGTTATGGATAAGTTTGATAGATCCTTCATGTTTTACAAATAAATTATTAAAATCTTTTTCGGTTTCAGGCATTTTTTTATACTTGTTAGTAGATAGTTCACCTGTCACATTATTCAGTAACGTTTTTATTTTTGTTTCAAACGCTTTATCGCTATTAGCTTCTCTGTAAGAAGCCGATTGTTCGTATTCGATTTCACCACTTGGTGTAGTTATAAATCCATATGGATTTCTACTGATATGAATCGCATTTAATTTATAGTCTACTACATTATATTTTCTATAGGTTCCAATTGTTTCTTAATTGTTCCTTGTCATATTTTCCATTGAGCTTGAATTCGTATTGCGTCGTATATCCTGATATTAAATTAATCATAACGCCTAATTCGGCCGGAGAATTTATATAAGGCGTACCTGACAACAAGACAATTTTACAATTTTGAGCGTCCATTAAATGTTCATACATATCTCTAGACACGGATGGTTTGTCCACCGATAATTTGTTGTATATTTTTCCAATAAAGTTATGCGCTTCGTCTATAATCACTACACTATTATGAAATTGGATTTTTATTTTGTTTGATGGTTTCCCTATTTTTTCTTATTGACTCCATTATAATTGATGAAACGATATTTTACACTTATCAATAAACGAATGAGTTGATTTACTTGTGATTTATCTTCTTGTCTCAAATCACTATAAGAAGTACCACCTTCATGTATTAACCAAACACATTTGTGTTGTTCAATGTATTTAACTAATTCTTCTTTATCTTTGTCTAAATGTAAATAGTCTTTAAACAACTGAATTACGCTATCATAATTTTCATTCACAACCAATTTTGTCCATTTATTTTTTGTTTTGAAAATTTTATCACCACAAAATTGTAACTGGGTGCGATAGTTCTGCTGCAATGAGGCCGGTGTCATAATATATATTTTTATCGTTTTTCATACCTTCTAAAATAGAAATGGAACTACATGTTTACCTGAACCTAAACCATGATACAATAATAATCCTCTATAAGGGGTATAACTATTTAAATATGTTTGAACTATTTTTTGATGTCTCAACATAACAAATTCAGACGATGATTTGTCGCAACTTCCATTATCTTGTTCCGTTTCTTTATATAAATCATCTAATAATTCATGTATTGTATCATAAAATCCATATTGGTCGTTCAAGTAAAACTTTTTCATATTTATTTGTATGGTGTTTGGAGTATATAACGGAAAATCTTTTAATAATTCATTATCTACGTCTGTAAATGGAACTAAGTGCGTTTTGGTTTCAGGTTTAGGTTTAGACTTTTCGGGTACCTTCTTTTCCTTGATTTGTTCAGATTCCAATACGATTTGTTGGTCTATTTTCTCTGGGAGTTCGGCATAAAATGATTTTTTTTCATCTAAATGAATATTCAACTGATTATTCAAAACACGAATAAATGTGTTCAACTTAACCATATCTTTTTGTTTATAAAACAATTGATTTGTAATTTGTTTTAGTGAAGAATCCGATGCTCCCTGATATTGAATGATTTCGTCGTTGGTCAAATCGCTATATATTTCTGCGTCCGACAATGGACTTAATACATCAAAATGAGTTCCTACTGTATAACCTGTATTGTATAAAAATATGTTATTGGTACATTGGTCTAAACTGATACCCTTATCTATATTAGAGACAACCGTAAACCGAAACTTTGGTAAAGGTTCAAAAACACCAATACATACATCATTCGCTTCACCAAATAAAGTAATGTCAGTGTCTACTAACCATTCTTTGTCTTGTTGGATTGTTGTTACTCTTTCTTCATAACGTTTTATTGTGTTTTGGTTAGTTAATAATTTTTTTTGTTCGGCATATATTTGAGACATATGTGTTCTAAACATTTTTTTAGCAGTTTCATCATAATATAGTTCACCCTTTACATTATAAAGGTCTTCAAAATCATCATAAGTATTCAAAGAACTATGATATTTCAAATTATATATAATAGCATATACTCCACAATTACCATCTCCAACGATTTTGATATGTTCAAAATAATCGTTTAAGTTATCTGCATTTATTTTTGGATTTATGTATTTCATATTTAATATATATTACTATTTTTAATTAGTTCATTTACACAATTAATCACGTGTTTTTTTCCGTATTATAATGTCTAATTTTGGATAAACATTCTTCATAATTACACCATTTCATATTACCAATTTCACTTTTTTGGTATTTAGCATTATATAATGTATCTTTATAATTCATATATCCAATATAATATTTGTGTTTATAGGATTTTAAATTAGAACCGGTAAATACTTCTTCAAAAGGAACTATGTTATGGATAAAAGATAAATTAAAAATAGGATAGCCGGTTTCTTCACGAAATTCTCTTAAAGCACAATCTATATCCTTTTCTCTGTAGTTTCTACGACCCTTTGGAAATCCCCATTCTGGCAAAGACCAATATGGATTTTCTAACAAATGACGTTTATGTTTCAATACAAATAACATTTTTTCTTTGTGTTTTATATCGTAAGGTTCATTTTTTTTATTCCATAATTTATCCCATAATTCGTCATAAGATAAATTCAATATTTGGGATATTTCATAGTCGGTCATTTCTTGGATTATATTTTTTAAATGAAAATCGTTATATTCGTTGTATTTTCCTCTTAAAAAATCCACATATCCTAAGGTATCTTTTCGCTGTATCATCAAATATTCTACTACATCATTATTGTAACGATAACATATGATACCTAAACTTGTAATAGGGCGTTTACAATTATAAAATAAATGTCCATAATTTTCACAATTATTACATAGGGGTTTACCTATCATAAATCTATTTATATTATATATTTATATGATTCGCATAAATATAGATATAGTATTTCAATACATCTATTTTATTACTCGTTCCTATGTTCCTAGTATTGCTCATAAGAAAAAAATCAAACAATTGTTTGAATCATTGCCCTTTTTTTTACCCAAACACCAGTCCTTATTCTTTCAAATAATAAAGGAAAATTCTATTATAAATTATTATGATACAAATTCACAAATGGTAAACTATGGATATATGATTTATAAATTATATCATATAAAACAACAAATGAGTTATTTAGATCAAGAAGATTACGTCAAACATTACGATGATATATTATTTGTCTCTCAAGAAGAAAAAACTCTGGACATGAAAAAGAAATGGACTGTGGTTTTGTTTATAATCATTGTATTAATTTGTATTTACTTTATATATGCAACTTAAATTATGGATAATTATAGTTACTGGACTTTTGATTTATGATACTTATCACGAACATTACTATTTTCATTTATTCAAAACTTACAAAAAATATTATAAAATGTTCGGAATAGCCTTATTTGGTTTAGGGTTATATATCATGTCTTCAAATGGAAAACATATGGGATCTGTTTCTATTTTCAATAACTTTATCAAAGTATTACCAATTGACAAAGAGTCTAAACAACTTATCACTCCATTCTTACCAAAACAAAGTGCCATAGAAAAAATAGAAACGTCTGGAGGAACCAAATCGAAACGAAGTGTAAGTGAAACAAAAAAAAATACGTGGCCTCTATGCAAAACTGGAAATGCGGCGAATGTCAAAAACAATTACCTGCTTGGTTTGAAGTAGACCATACAATAAGACTTGAACATGGTGGAACAAATGAAATCAGTAATTTAGTGGCATTATGTAGAGATTGTCACGGTAAAAAAACTGCTATGGAAAATATGTTATAATATATATAATGATAGAGTTGAATCAAAATAAAAAGATGATACTTACATCCATATTTGTATTATTGGGTTACGCCTTTTTTATTTTAAATCCTTACCAAATTTTAGATTATATATATTTACCCTTTATCCTATTATTTACTATGTCAGCTGTATTTTTATTTATCTCTATTGGTCATATAATAAATCCAATGAAGTTTTCCTATAAAGTATTACAATATATATCTATATTTTTAGGTTTTGCTATATTATATTTTATCTTAAAGTATATATTGTTGTATACAATAAATATATCATTTGGGGCAGTATTTTTATTTTATCTCGTTGTTATGGCTATAGTATATAATATATTTTTCGGTAATACCACTATTGATTTTGGTAAGGGGGATGATTTATTTCAAGTCATTAAATATTTCATTTTTTATATACCATGTATTTTGATTTTAGTGGTCAATTATTTTATAGATGATGCCAAACAAACGAATAAAACCACATATGTGTTGGGATTCATGTTGATGCTATTGATTATACTTTTTTTATAATACCAATGATAAATCAATATTTATATATTCACGATGGGTTATTACTGATACATACCAAAGAATCTTTGAATAAAAGCATTTTAACTCTTACGCTCAAAGAATTAAAAGAAAACATAAACAATGGACCATTGTATAAAGAAGAATTTCGTTCGTTAAGTGAAGTCAATCTACCCAAGTGGAATGTGACTTCTTTACCAGAAGAACCTAATAGCGACGCTATTCAAGATTTAATCACTCGATATAAAGATGAACATGAAAAATTGAAACAATTGTTGTCTCAATATACTAACCCAATACTACATACATATCATTATGGTATTTCTTTTGGACTATACTTAAATTCCAATATATTATCGGATAAGCATAGAGACAAGGCGTTATTATTGACCTTAGGGTCAAGACCATCTTTATATTACGATTACAATACTCGTGAATTAGTTATAGAAATAAAGGATAAAGTAAGTAATAAAACATTTCAACAAACGCGTATTTATAATACCAGTAAAATTTTATTTCAAAGATGGAACCATATTGTTATGAATTATGTCAATGGTCAGTTTGATTTATTTGTAAATAATGAAATTGTTTCTACCCAATCGAATGTGTCTCCATATATAAATGATACCGATGTTTTACAAGTAGGTTCCGGTGAAAATACTGACCTAGGCGCCATATCTCATTTGCGATATTATGACCAACCATTGTCTTTGTATAAAATAAAAGAAATTTATAATAAAATAAATAATTAATATAATGTTATTGTTTAGTTTTTGGAATATTCTTTCTTCTATATTATTTGTAATCATTGCTTATGTAATATTTACTAACCAAATGCAAAATACAACTAAAATCATTATGATTATCTTATTGTTTCTATTAGGAATATTCATTTTTATGAATATGAATTTATTTCAAAATTATAATGGAATGGTAAACAATGTCACGGATGCAACTCAAACCATACGTGTTCCACGAGACACCATAAATAAGAGCAACGGACAATATTCAATTTCTATGTGGATTTATGTAAACGATTGGAATTATAAGTTCGGAAAAAAGAAACCATTTTAAAACGCGAAAATGCTGAAAAAAACAAAATCCGCATGTTTATTTAGACCCTTACAAAAATGATATGGTTGTTGATTTTTATATAAACGATAGTTCAGACAATGATCTATCAAACAATTATGAACTAGCAAAATTATGGTGTAGTGAAAATACACAAGACATTTCAGATGAATTATTAGAATGTAATTTCAATCCTGAAACTGGTGAATATATGGCATCTACTTCAGGAGTTCGCTGTGTAGATGAAGTGTATGAATGTTTAGATGGAACCTTAGTGGATATCGAAAACAATAGTTGCGATTCAATCAACAACGAACATAGTTCTACTTTAAAAAATATACCTTTGCAAAAATGGTTCAATGTAATTTATGGATTTGGAGACAATCATGTAGATACTTATATGAATGGTAAATTAGTACAAACCAAAACATTTAATGGGGTTCAATTTATGAGCGAATTTGACCATAATGATTTCTTTATTTGTTCTGATGGTGGATATTCTGGGTCTATATCGAGAACATCTTATTATAATTATTTGGTGTCACCTTACAAAGCCTACAAAATTTATAAAGAAGGATTTAATCCAGTTGTCGTAGGGTCTTTGTTTAGTAAATACAACGCTTCGGTTACATTTTATGAAGATAATAATGAACGAGCAAAATATTATATTGTATGAATATAAATGTCAAATTCAAACAAGAATAAATCTATGAACAACAATAATAAGGAATCCAAAAATTCGAATACTCCTCGACAAGAAAAGGAAGTTCAACCCAAGGAAGTTCAACCCAAGGAAGTCAAATCAGAAAATGTTTCAATTGATCATTCATTTTTTCAAGTAAATACCACTATAAGTAAGTTTGTATTTATATTATTGATATTGATCGTATTTGTAGTATTGTTTCATTTAGGATTATATGCTTTACAATATATATATGGTTCTACTCGTAGTCCATATTTGGTAAATGGAATGGTCGAAAGTAACCAAGAGATGATAATATCCAGTAATCCAAATATAAGCAATTCTGTTCCTATTATGCGTTCAGTAAATGAACTTACCGGTATAGAATATACTTGGTCTTTGTGGTTTTATATTGAAGACCCTTTTTGAATAGCGGTAATCCATACAAACGTCTATTTTCAAAAGGGACGTATAGTTTATATGATTCGTTAGAACATTATAATGTAACTTTTTTAAATAATTCGCCAGGTTTATATTATGACGAAGAAAACAATCATTTATTGCTTGTCATAAATACGTATTCCGAAAATGAAACTATATACGAGACCATTGAAATAGATGATATACCTATTGAAAAATGGGTACAAACTATGATTACTTTAAAAGATAAAAAAGTGAATGTATATATAAATGGAATTATGACCAAAGAGCATATTTTGTTGAATGTTCCAAAACAAAATTATTACGATACGACCATTGGAGACAAAAAGGGATTTGGTGGATACATTTCTAATTTAAGATATTATGATTATGCTGTATCGGAAGAAACAATACAAAATATTATGGCGTCTGGACCAAATTTAACCCAGATTACGAATAAAAAGGTGTATGATACTCCTCCATGGCTATCTATGAATTGGTACTATAACTAATCTATACATACATATATGTATTATTTCAGTTATGGTGCTAATTTATCTGAAAAAGAATTGGGTAAATATACTTCTTATACATTTATAACGAATGAAATATTAAAAGATTACGCGATGGTCTTTAGAAAAATATTAGATCATCCAAGAAGATCAGGTGTAGCCACGATTGAACCTTGTAAAGGAAAAGTTGTTCATGGAAAAATTTATCATATAAAAGATACTACATTATTAGACAAAAAAGAAGGATTCTATGAAAGTCCAAAAATATATAACAAACATTTTATTCCTATAGGAAAATATAAATGTATGGTATATGTATTGAATCCTTCTAAATGCGGTTCTCTAAGAAAACCTCGTAAAACATATAAAAAGATGATTCAAAAAAATAAATCTAGAAAAACTATCAAAGGTGGTTCTTTGATGAATATATTAACAAATGGTTCTAATTTAAATGTTAGAGAAACAATTGCTAATTCTCAGGGACTACCTATAGAAATAAGTGATTATGACCCCGAATTTTTAACTCAGGATACAGGAGATGTAGAAATAAGCGATTATGATCCTGAATTTTTAAGTCAGCATACAGGAGATGTAGAAATTAAGAATGAAATAAATGATGAAATGTATAGTCAAAGTTTGAATATAGATTCACAAATGAATGAATTTGTAGATAACTCTATAAAAAAACTCTACACCTTTTTATAATTCATCCTCATTGCATAATATAGTAACAAATATACAGGCCATACAATATAAAATTTGCAATATAGAAAAAGATTATGAAAAATTATTAGAGGAAAAAATGAAAGAAGCAAAAGAAAAGGAAGAAGCTGGACAATTGACTCGAACAGAGACGATGCAAAATTGGTTGGTAAAATTCAGAGAAATATTTATATGGCAATTATACAATGAATCGGATATAGTTTATGCGTATCGTTTATTGAACGAATTCGCAAAATCATCAAAAGAAACACCCACTAAGGAAATTATTATAGCAAATAAAGTGATAGATATGTATAAATACAAAATAATATGTGCTTATTTTACAAAAGCAAATATTTTTCAAGCTATACTTCAAATTAGTCCTCCAATTATTAATCAAAAATATCAATATTTAGAAAATACTCTTCAGTTGTTGTCTTGTGGCGCAACCAACATAAATTATCAACTAAAAAAACAATGGTCGTCTTACTTGGGAGGCGTACCTATAAGTAATTCAACATATGTTTTAAGTGGTGGCAATATTTTTTTTGTATTTGCTGGAGTGTTATGTTACTTATATGAAAATTTAAATACAAATAAAATGTTGAATATTATAAAAACATATTTAGAAAAGAAACATTTATTGGCCCCAATACAAACATATACGCGTCAATTGTTTAGTGACACTGAGTTTGGAGAAAGTATGAAAGAAATTTTATCCAACCAAAGTGATTTGGATTTTTTATTTTTTTCGGATAATGATGAAATAGATGAAAGTCGTGTAAATGTTTTATCCACCGCTATTTTAAGATCTTTACTAAGCAATAATTCTATGGTTGGTGGTGTAAATGAAAGTAGAAAAAAACCAAAACATACAAAGAAAAAGAAAAAAGGTAAAGGTAGAACAATTTTAGTAAAAGAACCTTTCCACAGTCCCTTAAAATTATTTCCATTTCTAGGAACATATAATGATAGTTGGGTATCTGGTCGAATGTATAATTTATCCAATATAACACCTGTCCATATAAAACAAATAAATATAAATGGAAAAATGTCACAATATACCGGATATAGACAAACGTCTTCTTACATAAAAGATATTGGAATATTTTTGAATCGAATAAAACAAGGATATTTAATCTTTGATGATATTAATTCTTCTGGCGAATGTATATCGGAACAAGAAAAAGAATATAAGACTAAATATGGAGAATGTATTGATTTATCAATTGGTATAATTAATCATGATGAAAAACATCCCGGAACACAAAAAAATATATTATATGAAGCTAAACGAGAACACTATAAAAACAAAACCTATTATACTATTGAGAATTTATCAGAAGAATTACGCTATATTTCAGCCCAAAGTACCGACGATAAAAGTGAAAAACGCGAAAAGCGTTTAATGTTTTTAAACAAATTATCTGAAAAAAATCTAACATTATTCAATAATGTATTGCAAACAATTTTTAAGCATATACATGATCCAGTATAAACTATTTGAAAAATGACGTGATCATTTGATTGTTATTTTTCTTATTGTTACAAATAGTCAAATATTTACTAAATAATATTTTTTCTACTTCTTTGTCTTTTAACGATTGTATTTTTTTGTTTTTTATCATTGTCTTCGATATTTTCTTCGATTGTTTTTATTTCTTGTATAAAAGAACGTTTACGACGATTGAATTTAGTCATATCATATAGCACCAAACTATATATTTGAATAATGGGTTTCATAATTTGATTGGATATGTAAAACCCATAATCTATTTTTAATTGTTCGTCTTGAATAAATTGTGGTGTTTCAATGCGTTCTCCTTGTAGTTTTTTTCCAGTGGTTTGTATGTAGACAAATGGAATTCGATCGCCAGGTGCTGGTTTATTTCCAGGGTCTCGAATACCAATACGATTCGCTAATACACAATGGGCAATTTGATTTGGATTTTTATAAAAGGACCTCAATGATTTTGTAATGACCAATTTATCCATAATGACATTTTTGTCTATAATGCTTTGTAACATAGTATCCAAAAAATCAATCGATTTATCGATATTTTTATCTTTCATCAAAATATCAATAATTCCACCATAAACGTCTTTCACAATAGGTGCGTTATCACGACGTTTTAAAACAATACCCATAGATTTACGCTTTCCTTTTTCAGGGTCTTCTTCATACAACATACCCACATATCTTTTTTTAGACAACAGACAAAATGGCATAAATGTTTTTTCGTATTCTAAATCATGTGGATTTTTTAGAAAGGATGTACATAAATGACCAGCTTCTTTTGCTAATTCAATCGTCATTTCTAATGCTTGTTTATCCTTTATCTTTACACCATTCAAATCTTCAAAATGAAACGTAAAGAATACTGAATCCGTATCTCCATAAATATATTCGGCACGTGTTTTCATTTTACCATATTTAGTATCTACTTCACTATTTCCATATACACCCTCAATGACTTCTTTGGCATAAATAAGTAACTTACGACCAATGGCGGTGGTAGATGCTGCAACATCTATTTCGTAAAAGGTGCTTGTTTTTGCACCAGTTTGTCCATACAAACTATTTGCCGTAATTTTGATACTTAATTGACGCTTGTCTAAAATATTTTGTTTAAAAGGGTCATGTTCATTTTTCATTTGTTTCTTAGTTGATTTACGTGCTGCTAAAAGTTCATCTAAAATAGAGGGCATAATCGCTTTTTCATCATTTGGAAACTGAGCATAACGGCAAATTTTATATCCAGTCAATACTTTTGTTGCCGCAGCACTTTGTGTTTTTCGAACATAGGCAAATGTATCATAGGTTATATCTACGTATTCATAATCGGGTAAATTATCATAAATAAAGTTTCCTTCTTCGTCTTTCGTGCCATAAATACATTCTTTACCACTTGAATTTAACTTTATAGTATGGTCTAAATTAAATTCTTTTGTCCATACCTTGCTATCATGTGAAATATTTTCACTAATAATAGATGATGGATAAAGAGAACTATAATCAACACATGCAACAGGGACATCTAAATATAGACCACATTTAGGTTCTAATACAATGGCTCCTTCATAAGCATCTTGTGCGTTTCCTTTTGAAATAAGAGGCATCAATGTATCCTTTTCTCTACATTTTTTAGCAATATAACTGGTTAGTTTAATGCCTTGTCCGCGTAAAACTAGAAATGTAATTGGAACACTACATAATTTACTCATTTCAGTGAATGTAGTCATTACATCTATTTTTTGAAATATTTGATGTACTAAATTACAATCTTGAATACAATATTTGGCAATTAACCCGCGCTCTTCTTTACCTTTTCGTGTCATTTCAAAAATATCTTTAGGAGAAACATCGTCTTTCGATAATCCCCATGTAAATGAATCCTTTATATCTAATACATCATCAATAACAAACCCTTCCACATTCATTTCTATAATCTTAAACTTTTTTCCATCCAAATACAATTCGCTGGAATGATTTTGGATCTCAAAATGAACGTAGCTATATAGTTCTAAACCTTTCATATTTTTAGTATAAATCATACACGTATCATTTGAATTATTTTCATAACGAGTTACTTTATCACTCATCAAATATGATGATACATAATCCAATTTATACGAAGGTAAATTATATTCTTTACGCATATGAGTATACAAATCAATTTGAAGTCGTCCACTCATCGGTAATAATTTTAGTTCAAATGGACCAGATGCTAATACAATACTGGTTTCTATTAATTCTTGACTTTGTTCTTTGTGTCTACCAAAAATCATAAATTCAACCATACAATTGGTTTGATTCGCGCGTTCAAACATAAATGGATAATCAAACCCAAAAATATTATATCCAATGATGATATCAGGGTCTTCTTTTTGTATTAATTTGCTCCAAGCACATAAAACATCTTTTTCATGATCATAACACTCAATGATTTGATGGTCTACAATAGTGCTGGTATCATTCAAGCAAATACAATGATTTAAATAGGGTTTTTCTTGACCATAATTTACAAAGGTAGACCCAATGAAAGTAACTTGGTCGCCAGATAATTCGGGAAATATACTATCTAATAAGGTAATCATATGCGCAATTTTGTTTGGATTATCCAATTTATCGTCCATCAGCATAGTTAATATATCGGCTTGTTTTACTTTTCTTACTTGAATATTTTCTTCGTCATCGTTACAAAAATATTTTTTTAATTTATATTCCGTTTCTTTGGTAGTGGATATTTTTTTTTGTATAATTTTTCCATATGAATTTTGAATTGAGAACAAGTATATTTCTCTTTAGGATAACATTTATCTATATGTAAAGTATCTTTGAAACCAAATACATTTTCAAGTAATGCTTCTAATAAATATGCATAATCGTCTTTAGGTACATCTTCTAAGAAATAAACCATATCATACGCTACCTTTTTGTAATCTTTAGAGGCTTCGGGAAAGTCGCCGTGACTACTACTTGCCTCAATATCAAAACTACAAATTTTATAGGGCACTATATCATCTTTATCTAGAGATATAATATCTTTGTAATGACACCCAATATCCATATCCATATGGGTTCGTTTTGTTGTATATTTTTTATATGTATTGATTTCTATCCATCCAGATGGACTTATCTTTTGAATATGAAAGAAACGTAACAAAGGAGGAATCATACATTCGTATATTTTTGTACGAAAATTCTGATATAAATATCCTTCATTTATTTGCTGGGTTTCTTTGTCGTAATACAATGATTTTAATTTGTAAATAAACGACATATTTTTACACGAAATATATACAAAATTATAATATTTATTTGCATCAAATCCATAAAGAGTTTTTTTCTTTACCCATTCATAGGAAACAATATTTTCCGATGATGATCTGGCGATAGTTTTGTCATCGTGATCTTTGAAATGTTGTATAAAATCGTCCGTTTTAGATTTAGACCAAATATTGGGAACTAAAATATATACAAATGGATTAAAATGATTTACAGTAATAGAATATGTTTTACGATGTTCGTCTAAACCATACATTTGGATTTTAAACTCGTCTTTCATTTCACTCACTTGAAAATCAATCATTTTAATCTGTAGAGTCATTTAATGAACTATATT